GAAAACAGGCAAAGAGTATAACTCAGACGCGGAGGCAATGCAAGATGTGCAAGATCCAAACACAGATACTGTAGCTGACGATATCAGAAGAGATGTCAAAGTAACAGTAGAAGCATTACCACTTGGAGGAGATTCAAAATTATAATATAATAGTACAATGGCAATAACAAAAGCACAGCAAGCAAGACAGATGTACAAAAAAGGAAGTAAGAAACCTGTAAAACAAGCAGGTGTCATGAATTACAGGCCATCTGAAATGATAACTGTGCCTAGAATAGCTAAATCATCTCCCACTACTCCCACTGCAAAATTAGCTTATATTACACCTGAAGAGGAAAACATACTTGTAGATTTAAATTTATATGGTTCATTAAAAGGTAAACCAAACAGAGGACCTGGAGGCTTACCTTCTTTAGAAGGAGATTTTGGACCTGGTGGTACCGGAGATTATGACAGATCAGGAGCGGATAGAGATGTTTCTGATAGAAGAGACACAGGAACAGGCAATTATGAAAGAGTAAAAGAAAAAGATGTTCAAAAAGCTAGAGAACAAAGAGCTAAACAAATTAACGCCTCTAAAGAAGCAGAAGCTAGAAGACAAGCGGCTATAGAATTTGAAAGAAGACAAAAAGAAAAAATAGCTCAAGAAAGAGCTATAAGAGAAAAAGAAGAAAGAAAGAAAAGAGGACTTGCTGCAACGACTAAATTTGGAACACCAGTGGGTCCAATGTCGCCTAGTCAAAGAAGTATTATTGGTCTTGAAAAAATAGGACTTGCAAAAAGTGCCATAGAAGATGATGATGATGATGATAAAGCAACTGCAAAAGCAATTGTAGAACAAAACCCTCTTGAAAAATTTTTAAGTAATATTAAACCACCTTCAGTTGCATTGATAGAAGGTATTTTAGATAAAATACCAGGAAAAAGTTTAAGAGAAATGTATGATATCTATGGTGGTGACTATAAAACTTTTGATGACTATGAAAGAGATGTATTAGCCGGAAAAATTAGCACTAAAGGTGGACCTATGGGTGGTTTTTTTAGAGATGGACAAGGTAATCTCATAGGAGGTCGTGATGGACCAGACAATCAAATTATACCTACAACCACAGGATCTGTTACACCAGAAGAAGAAGTAGATAATAGAACAGAATTAGAAAAACTATTGGATGCAAGAGGCCCTGCTTATAGATTCTTTGCAGATGGTGGTATAGCCGATGACGATGATCCAGTAGGTGGGATCATGGATCTTGAATCAGGTAGACAAATGTATTTTGCAGGTAAACTTGTAAAATCAATTGGCAAAGGTTTAAAAAGTATAACAAAAGGAATTAAAAAAGTTGCTAAATCACCAATAGGTAAAGCTGCTATATTAGGAGCTATTGGTTTTGGAATACCTGGAACTCAGTTTGGTGGTTTGTTTGGAACTGCAACTAAAAAAGGTATATTAGGAAAATATGGTTTAGGTCAAACTTTAGGTATAATGGGAAAATCTCCAGGAGCTTTAGGAGGTAAGACACCTGGGCTAGGTGGACTATTACAAAGAGCATTAGGTTTTATAAAAGATAAACCACTTACATCTATTTTTGGTGCATCGATATTAGCAGGTCTAACACCACAAGAAAAACAAAAATTATTAGAACAAGAAGAGGAAGAGGGTCTTGACATAGCCGCAATTAGAGGAGGAGAACCATATAGATTATTAGCAGAGGGTGGTAAAGCAGAACCTGTAGCTAAAAAAACTATGCCATTAATTGACATGGACGGTATGGAAAAAGATTATAGAGAAACAGGTGGTTTTGTAGAAATGGGTAGAATGGAAAGAGCTGATGATGTACCCGCTAGATTATCCAAGAATGAATTCGTATTTACAGCAGATGCTGTAAGAAATGCTGGTGATGGAAATATAGACAAAGGCGCAGAAGTTATGTATAACATGATGAAAAACCTCGAAGCCGGAGGTGAAGTATCTGAAGAATCGCAAGGCTTAGAAGGCGCTAGAAAAATGTTTCAAACATCACAAAGACTAGGAGAAGTCATATAATGTCGACGCAAACAACGATATCAAGACCAGCAAAATTTGTAGAAGATTTAGGTAAAGATTTAGCAACACAGGTAGTAGCTCAAACAGGAGTACCTGTAGTAGGAACGACTTTAAAAGATCTTGGACCTATGGGTCCAAAAGCAGGTTTTGAAACAGTCGAAGAATATAGAAAAAGACAAAAATTATTTGAAGCTCAACAAGATGCAGCTTTAAGATTTGAACAAAGAAAACAAGCGTTACAAGGAATTGCACCAGAAGTAGCTGCACAAGATAAATTACAAAAACAAGCAGAAACTTTAGCAACACAAGGTATTGGTTCGTTTCAACCATTTTTACAGCAAGCACAAATAGCATCAGCTGCTGCAATCTCGCCACAAATTACTCAACAGTTTATGTCGCCGTATCAACAACAAGTTATTGATACAACATTAAATGAATTTGATAGACAAGCACAGGTACAAGAACAACGGATCAGGGACCAAGCAGTGGCTTCTGGTGCATTTGGTGGAGGCAGAGAAGGTGTATTACAATCAGAATTTAGAACAGGAAGCGATAGAGAAAGGGCATTATTACAAGCAGGTTTATTACAACAAGGATTTGGACAAGCACAGCAATTAGCTGCACAAAGATTTAATCAACAACAAGGTTTAGCACAGCTATTACCAGGATTACAAAGACAAGACGTTGGAACT